CAGGGGGACTGAGAAGGAGATTGATTCCATCTACGTCGATTCCATAGGTCTCGGAAGTGCAGTGGTGGATAGACTTAGCGAGTTAGGTGCCCCAGTCGTAGGGATCAATGTTTCCGAATCGGCATCCATGGGATCCACCTGTTTCAACTTAAGATCAGAACTCTGGTGGAGAGCGAGGGAGTGGTTGGAGACCAAGGAGGTGAAGATCCCTGAGGAGGATGAGAAACTGGCCTCTGAGTTGGTTCTCCCGAAATATTCCCACTCCTCCAATGGTCTGATCCGGGTTGAATCCAAGGAGGCCATGAAACGACGATCAGGGGCCTCTCCTGATGCAGCAGATGCCTTCTGTTTGACGTTTGCAGGAAATGCTGCCTATGGGCAGGGGAAGTGGGGAAGGAGGGCCGAGGGTGCCCTCCAGAGGTCTATTGGGGGGATTGTTTAGCAATTCCTGAAGTGTTTAGGATGTGAAGCATTGCCAACTGGGTCACCTTCCTAATCGGCAGTCTCTTATTTTCCCAGGATGCCACAGTGTGTTCCTTGACTTCCAGGACCTCTGCCAAATCTTTCTGGGTCATTCCCAGAACCTTCCTTGCGGATTTCATCTGATATGCCTCCATGGCCCTCCTTTAGTTAGGGTTCCGCCTCTATCATGATTTTTCTGATGCCTTGCAAATACTCAAGGCACAGGTTCCACCTCCTATAATATAGGCATTTTGAGGGTTGAATAAAGGATTTTCCTGCTTTGAAATCTCTGCCATGCAACCAGAAGAAATCCAGGCAGCAGCAGAATCCCTTCAGGACCAACCTGTGGAGCTATCTGCTCCTGGTCCTACCCCCATGACCCTTGAGGAATTGCAAGGGGTTGTGGTCCCTCTGATTCAGAATGCAGCCGATTATATTGATGAAACCGAGTCTCCGGTAAGAGCCGAGGCAACCAAGTATTTCCGGGGGGAACCCTTTGGAGATGAGGAGCCTGGAAGGTCTCAGGTCGTAACCCAGGACGTGAGGGACTCGATTCAACTCATGATCCCGACCCTGATGAGGACCTTCTTCGGATCAGAAAAGGCCTTGGAGTTTGTGCCGACAGGGCCAGAGGACGTGAGGCTTGCAGAGCAACTGACCGAGTATGTGATCCACATCCTCAAAGAAAACGATTGTTTCACCCAGTTCCAGTTTGCTTTCCAAGATGCCCTTCTCAAGAGATGCGGAATCATCAAGGTCGATTGGAAGGAACTAGAGGATGTCAAAACCTACTCTTACACAGGCCTCGGAGATGAAGAACTCCAGGTCCTGCTCATGGATAACAATGCCGAGGACGTAGAGGTTGAATCCTACCCGGATCCTGATTTTGTTCCAGGACCCCCTCCTCCTCCGCAGATCATGCCCGATGGTAGTGTTGTGCAGATGGATGCGCCTCCTCCGCCCATGTTGCACAACGCTACTGTCACCAGGCGAACCATCGACGGCAGGGTTCACATTAATGCCCTTCCTCCTGAGGAATTCCTGATCGATAGAACTGCCAGATCCCTTGAGGATGCCAACATTGTGGCGCATCGGAGATACCTGACTGTTTCAGAACTCGCTCAGATGGGGTACGACCCTGAGGAGATGGAGGAATATGCAGGGCAGTCTGATGAACTGGCATACAACACCGAATCCTATGAGAGGAACCCCTCAGGCTTCTTGTATTACGATCAGAGGACTGATGATGCCATGCGGAAGGTCTTGTATATCGAGGCCTACGTCAAAGTCGATACTGAGGGGACAGGCATTGCCCACTTGAGGCGAATCTGCACTGTGGGGACTGCCTACAACATCGTCATGAATGAGCCTGTGGCAGAGCAACCCTTCTGCCTCTTTACCCCCTACCCTGAGGCCCATCGATGGAGAGGTCAGTCGG